AAGTGACAATAAAGCAAGTGACAATGTCGCAATCTTTTATTTCCCTGAAATTGCAAACTGACAAAGAAAGTCACCAAAAAACACAAAAAAAGGAACATAAAGGAGGAAACAATATGCCACGAACTAAGAAACAGTATCCAGGCGTTTTTCAAACTGAAGAAGGCAACTTCGGTTATCGGTTCGTTGTAACAGTTGGCGGACATCAAAAGACACGTAAGAAAGTGAAGGACGAAAACGGCAACCCGTTCAAAACGAGAATGCAAGCCGCAGCCGCCCGCGCCGTTGATATCGAAAAAACAAAAGCGGGAGTCATTGACAAGCCAAAGACATACCCGCGCGTAACTATATCACAAGTATACAACGATTACCGAAAAAATGGAACTACTGGGAAAGCTTATACTACTTTATTAAAACAGGACTCTCTCTGGGAGAACCACGTAAAGGAAAAATTCGGGCGCCGCATTATATCGAAAATTACGGCAGCAGAGATTAATGATTTTCTATCAGACCTATATTATAAGGAAGGGTATTCTTACGGATACGTTGAAAGCTTCATTAAGTTTTTCTACCTATTATATGGGCAGGCCTTCACCAGAGGATATATAAGCGCTGATCTTCACGCACACATGACAAAATCGCAATCATCAAAGATTCATATGCCAAATAAGAAAGTTGATGAAGATGACGACATTCGCTTCTTTAATGAAAGCCAATTAAACACACTTGATGAGTACTTCAAAGGTACAAACGCAGAAACAGCCTACATGTTGGGGAGATACTGCGGCCTACGTATCAATGAATGCTATGGGCTTAAATGGGACCATGTAAACTTAGACGATGGGTCAATTAGAATTGATCGCCAAATGCAGTACCAGGAAGGACTGATTAAATTAGTTCCTGTGAAAACGAGAAACGGCGTCAGGTCCATTTTTATTCCCGATGTGTTAGTTCTATATCTTAGAGAATTAAGACAGAAGATAGACAGCCTCGAAAATGAAGCAGAACGAGAACAGAATAAAACAATGATCGTAGATATAGACGGAAAACAACTTTCTTCTCTTTCCCTCGTCAACTGCCAGCTTAACGGAAAAATACAGACTAATAACAGCCTGAAATATCATAGCAAGAAATTAGCGGGAGAGGGCTTAGAGTTTAAATATCATTGGTTACGACACACTTACGGAACAATGATGGCCGCTATGAATACACCCGAATATTTGCTTTGTTCGCAAATGGGGCATGCTAGTTCTCAAGTTACTCACAAGTACTATGTGGCTTTGTCCAAGCCCGGCATTGACGTTTTACGCGACCGCCTTAACAAGTTATAGGGTAATAGGTAAAGTCGCTGTATCGGGCGGATTTCGCGCCCTGTGTTGTACTGTATCGCGCACGTGTACTCTATGAAAAAGTTGAACACTTTAAGCGCGCGATAAATACTCAATACGTACCCGCGCACTTTAGGAATTAGTGCATCTATAATTTACGCAAAAAACCCGGGGAATTTATCCCCGGGATTCTCGTTTTTAAAGCAGTCTATTTACTTCTTTTTGTACTTCGTTGTAGTTATATCCCGCTGATTCAAGCTTTTTCTTACGGTCGGAACCATTGCCCCACTTACCAGCGATGACTTCTTTAGCGATAGTTGTCACGCTTTTCTTATTCAAGGAATTAACGGCCGCCTGCACCTCGTTGTAGTTGTATCCAGCAGCAGTCAATTTGTTTTTACGGTCTGTACCATTTCCCCATTTGCCAGCAAGCACCTCTTTAGCAATTTCACTCACCGATTTAAGAGTAGGCTTATTACATAAAGCATTAACGGCGTTTTGCACTTCATCGTAGTTATACCCAGCGGCCTCTAATTTTGCCTTACGGTCCGAACCATTACCCCATGAACCAGCTAACACTTCTTTAGCAACCTCTGAAACTGATTTGCTAGGTGTAGAAGCTGTACCGCTTAAGATTTCATTAACTCTTTCCTGTACTGCAGTATATTTATCTCCTAACGCATTCTTTCTTGCGTCACCTGATCCGAACTCTCCAGCGATAACACGTCTTGCTAATGCGTCGATTGTTCCTGATACAGTAGGAGTTGAACCACCACTAGGCGCTGTATTGTTGCTATACTTTGGAACAATGAACCCTCTAATATATCTGCCGTTTACAGATAACTCACGTCTTGCAACCTTTTCTCCATTATTGCCTTCAATAACATGAATAACACCGCCGGATGTGTACTCAACAACGCCGACATGATCTGGATTTCCTGTATTGTCCCCAATGCCTGAATCCTGCCAGTCGTAAAGAATAATATCTCCCCCCTGTGGAACATAACTATCGTTTTCAACCCAGATTCCTTTAGCTTTTGCGCCTTCGATCATATAATGGCATGATACCTCAAGCGGAACCGCGTTTGTATTACCAGTTGCAATAGCGGCGGCGCTAACAGTACCAGCGCACCACTCATCGGAATACTGTAATTTGTAACCTCTTGCCCTTGGTGTGTGTGAATTGTAAATATCGATGATCTCTCTGAATGATCCGTCTACCTCATTCTTTCCGATCCAGGATTGCATTTTCGCAATCATTGCTTGTCTACTTCCCATAATATTCTCTCCTTCTACGCTTTCTGTGCTGTCATATGATGTAAGATTGTAAATCTTAATAATTTGCATAAGGCTATCAACGTATGTAGAACTTGTGGCATATCCATCATTTTTAATAGTCTCAATGTATTTTTGAGGGTTTACAATTCCTTTCAAATTTTCATATCTTGAAAGCTGGATAAACTCAAAGTACCCCTTAACCCCGTTTTCCATGTTGTCATATACACGAAAGTTATCTTTAATAGTCGCAAGAGTGCCCGCCGTGTACTCTTCCTGCGTTGTCATATTAACGCTGGTGCCTGTCCACTTTGTGCCACACTTCATACCAAAATAATTGTGATAATCGGCAGCAAGTCTACTCTTGCCCCATCCACTCTCTAAAATCGCCTGGGCGATAATAGGACTGTGCACACTAATTCCGTATGAACCAGCATATTTTTGTACATACTTTGCGATATCGTCAACGAATTTCTGTTTGTCTGTATCTAATAGCATGATTTCATTCCTTCTTTCTCTTTGCGTAATAACATATATAAATTTGTATACGAAATAGGGCATATTTTTATAGTCTGATATCGTATATAAAAATGTATATAAAGTAAGGGACAAAACCAGGAATAAAATTATCCCTAATTTTGCCCCCTTTTTTAGTTTCGAAAAGGGATATTTACTTGTTCCCGTTTTCATCCCCTGCGTTGTCTCCGCTTTTGTATTTAAAATTAGAGACCATAAGTACCGCACCAAGGAAAGTGCCTACTGCTGTAATAGTCTGCGCGATTGCATCCGCATATGGTAAATTCCATAACGGAAAAATAGAAGCTACGAAAGTAGCAGCAGCGGGAAGCACGATAATAGCAACCCATTTCAAAATGTCATAAATTTTATTGTTCATAATAGAACCTCCTTCTTATTTATTATTAATTCCCATGTCTTCACGTAAAAGCGAATTGTCTTTTTCTCTTGCGCTTTCATCTGTAACCACGGGCAATGTAACACAATATTTATATCCGGCCTCACCGTCGCCATTTCCACCAAGCAAACTATAAGGCTTAAAGATAGCGTTAAGCGTGGCCTTTTCTTTTAGCGTGATCGCCTCACGTCTTGCAATTTTATCTGTCATATACACCAGCTTGTCGTGACCTATACCGATCAGAAGCTGTTTAATCCCGTCGTTCTCTTTCCGAGTCTCGACCAGGATTTCACTCAACTTCTTAATCGTTTCGTCATGATTTTCTAGCCCGCCTTTTAATTCTTTGTAGCGTGTGTCACTTTCATCATCCTTTTTATCATGCCTTGTAATTAAATACTGGATGAATGTAAAGAACGCCCCGGAACTGATCACCGCTATAATTACATCCTGTGTCAAAGGCTACACCTCCTTCCAACCGTAAACACCAGGGGCCCATACGTTATTATCTATAGTAGACTCATATGTCTTGCCGTTATATGTTACACGGTCGCCTTTCATATATGGGTTGGTGCTTTCTGGCTGTTCCCACTCTGGGATCTTGTCAGTTTCAGGAATTAGCATTTTTGCGAATAATGAAACGGCTGCGTCAGGCGTCCATGTTGCCTGGCTAGTGTGTGCCTGTAGTACTTTATACAGCACGCCGTTATATTGAACCCTATCATTTACCGCATAGCTTTTCCCAGCTTCCCATAGTGGGAAAATTTCCGGGGCCTGTAATGCTTCAGCTTCGGGAAGGCTTGCCGCCGCCTTTTCAATGATTGGGCGTAGGCGTTTAGCTTTCTCCAAAAAGTAATTTGTTTTATTCATCGCCAACACCTTCCATAAGCACATCATAGGCAGCAGCCTTTTCTTTCACTGTCTGCATCTCGTCAATATATCTGTCTGTTTCTGTATATGTTCTATTAACACCTGGCGGATCTATAGCCTGGACATAATCGCCCTCTGGAAATCCACCATGGATATAGAAGCCTTCATCAGAATATGTCTTGATCGAACCATTTTCTAATACTTCTGTTTTGATCATCGTTTATACCTCCATATAAATATGTCAGGAAATTGCCTCAATAGCATAAGAGTAATTACTCCAGTTAGTCGCTGTTTTGTATGTTTCGACCATAGAAGGATCGACATAAATTTTACCTGTTCTGTAGGCGATAGCGGTACCAGCGAATGCACTTGGACCTTCAAGTTCAATCAAAGCAGCCCCTCTTATTGTTAATTTTGATAATTTTTCATTTCTGTAAAATGCATTATTATATATACCATCTGATGCATCTCCACCCACATTTTCATTTAAAGAAATATCTATTTCTTCGCAATTGATATTCCCATCAAATGCGTTTCTACCGATTTTTCTTACATTACCGAGAGTAACTTTTTTTAATCCAGAAATATTATTACATGCGTAACTACCAATAGTTATTGCTTTTGGCAAATACAATTCAGTAATTCTATAATTTCCATTTAAAGCGTTATTCTCTAACGTTTCTACATTCTGTATATTTATTTTAGACAACATCTCACACGACTTGAACGCTGATAAACCAATAGTTGTTACATTTGGTAAATACACCTCTTGTAATTTTTTACAAGAATAAAAGCAATAATCACGTACAGATGTAGCATTTTCATCACTAACAGATGTAATATCACCACTTAACAGGTCGACATATTTTTGAAAGCTATTAAGTACGCTAGGAATATCTCCAGCTTTAATCATTTCAGTTGATCCTAGCTTGTTTCTAAATGCATCAGTAATAGCTGTCCATGCTTCTTTTGTCATATAAACTAAGTCTGCCATGTTTCCGCCCCCTTACATTCCTGTAGATTCTGCGTTGGTAAATTGTGCCAACACTTCGTTTGTGATCAAAGCTTTGTCCGTATCCGTTAAAACATAAGCTGGGCCTGGGATACCTTGAGGCCCCGTTTCACCTACTGGGCCTTGAATACCTTGAGGACCTTGTTCACCATCATTAATAGAAGCAACGTTTACTCCGTCAATAGAAATAGTTGTTACCGTTCCCGTTTTAGAGGCTTTCACGATGGGAGAGTGACCAGCTTGTCCCGTTGGACCTTGAGGTCCTGTTTCTCCGGTTGGTCCTGTTTCTCCGATTGGACCTTGTGGACCTGTGACCCCTGTTTTACCGATAGGACCTTGAGGTCCCATTTCTCCAGGATCACCCTTTACACCTTGAGGGCCTGTATCACCTTTTTCACCGTCATTAACTGTAGCAATGGCTTTCCCGTCAACTAAGATTGTTGTTACAGTTCCATCCTTTGTTGCTGTAACACTCGGTGAGTGTCCAGCTTTACCAGTGGCACCTGTTTCGCCCGGGTTCCCTTGAGGACCTTCTGGGCCTCGTGCGCCTGTTTCTCCCTTGGGCCCCTGAATACCTTGAAGGCCTTGTTCACCTTGAGGACCAGTTGCCCCATTGTAAACTTTCGCCTTAGTCGTTCCAAACGGATCTGTAATATAAATCGTTGCCCCGTCCTCGTCCTGTGTAACCTTAGCGCCAACATCAAATTTTACAGCGTCAACAATGCGTCCGCATTCTTCTGCATATGCGCGGCACGCTTCTCTGTAAGTAATAATATCGTCCGGGACTTCGATACAGTCACCATAGATATATCCAGTTCGATCGTTACAGATATAAAAAGTATTTGTGCCTTTTGTTTTTTCAGTCTCGCTATTACTGAATACAAATCTAATAGGACAAACATCTTTTTTATCAAAGATATCTTTATCAACGATGACAGCAAAACCGCTTTCATTAGCTGAAAGCTTGACAACATTATTGTCAATCAAAGCGATATGCGTATCAAAGTCTGTCATCTTATCGTTTGTAAAGATAACAAGTTCATCTGTTTTATTGCCATCTAAATATCTGAGAACCGGTACTTCCGATGGGTTCACACGAAAATCATTCATATAAATTTTAGCCATTTAGAATACCTCCTTAGTAAACATTAGTCCCTGTCTTGCCTGCAATCTCTGCAATTGTTCTTGAAAGCGTCTTTTTTAATGTCCCTAGCTTAATAGAGTTATATCTACCAGTGAGTACGTTGTATGTTGTTTCCGTAATACGCATTTCTTCATTCACGCCAAATTCAGGGAAAATAACAGGAATTTTACGACCACATGTTGCCTTACCTTCATAATTTGCAATACTACAATTTGTTGTAACTTCTGGGCTTGTTGTTAGCGTTGGGGCTGCTGAAATTAACTGCGACTCCGTAGGCTTTGTTTCAAATTTAGAAGATAGATCGCATAATTGCGCTGCTTGCATAGGGTAAGCATCAACAGATTTTCTTTTATATGCCCATACCTGTTCTTCAACCCCATCAACTTCTTTTTTCCAAAACAATACCTGGTTAGATTTTGCTTTGTCCATATCAATTTCACGTTGAAAATCCGACATATTTACAGAGTATTTAATAGGTTCAAGTTCTGGATCTTTGCCGTTTACTTGATTTTCTTTGTAAAATTCCATTTCCGTATCTTTGTTGTATCGCCAATATCCTCCACCATAATGGTCAAGAATACTTCCAGTTGTTCCTTTCATATGGTCCGCAATAGACTTAATACTATCCGATACAACTCCATAATCATATGGTGTCATACGAACTATAATCTTAATAATAGATTCTCCAGTATGATTAATGAGTTTGTATTTTGCGGAAGAATCCCCAGATAAGATTCCACCAATTTCAGCAAAATCAATGGGACCAACAGGTTCAACATAAATGTATCTAAGCCTTGATGAAAGGTGTTCCGCTTTTACAGTGATTTTGTGATCAATGGTATATTTTACGTCGTAAATTTCAAACGAAAACATTCCATTCTTTAATGCATCTTTATAACATTTGATAATGTTCCCAATCACTAAATTTTTAATGTTAAAATCAGAAATTGCACACACCATTGAGAGAGTAAGATCTCCATTCATGATTTCTGTAACTTCCATACTCAAAATATTTTCAGGCTGTTTGATTTGTTCGCCCCAAATGTTTTCAGGGTCTCCTTTAAATAATTGGACTTCATTTAGTTCTAACATTTTCTCACCGCCTTTTAAATTCTGTAATACATTGGTGTAATTTGTACGTTTTTTAAAGATGATACGCCGTGTACTTCAAGTTCGTGACGTCCACTGCCAGGAATAACAAGCAAAGTCCCCGAAAGCCCAGCGTATACTTTTTTAATATTAGATTGTTTATTATTCCACGTGCACGCCGTACCCTCTAAGCCATTGAAATCAAAACCAACTTCAGAAGTTGTTGCGTATCCTAGAGATTCGCTAACCATAATATAATGGTCGGAATCTACACACCTAAAGCTTTGTCCATATGTACCCTCTGGGACATAACATCCAGACATTAAAATATATGCATCAAATTGTGTAGGGTTATAAAATGGAAAACAAATAATATTAAGACCGTTTTTATAGTAAAAGTACGTTGTTTTACCCTCAACTACTGAATTCGATGATTCCATTCTAAGATTTTCTGATTTTCTAATGTCAAAAGCAAAAGTACATTTTACTCCATAATATTTTGTTCCATCTTTTCCAACCAATGGGATTTCAACAACCCCATCATTAGCATTTACATCAATAAATTCTTGTACTGTAGATCCGTCTGATTTGTAAAAATTTACATAACGAGTAAGGAGTTGTGTTACAGGTGGTATGAATGTAAATTTAAGAGTGCTTCCTGCATTTTTAACTTTTGTATCGATTGAATATCTTGTATCGTAGTTATATTGGCTAATAGTGTATGGACATAACACATAATCACGCGCTACCATGCTTTCACGAAGGAAACGCTGTGGCTTGCAATTGAACGTAAGATCAAACATACCAGCGTTATTTCCTCTTGAAGTGAACGCCTCTGGTGTAAAAGGTCCCCGAAATTCCGCATATCTTACTTCATCTGGATTGTATGGGTCTGTTAATTCATGATATCCAGGGTTAGCTAATAAGTACCCTCTAAGCTTTGCAACATTTTCTCTAAAATTTGATAAGATACAGCAAGAAGAATATGTTACGTCAACATTATTCCAACCGCCGTTATCAACTAAAATATCACCATTTCTTCCCGGTACATGTATTTGTGTTACGTCCCTGGAAGGGGCCCCAAAAGCCCCTTTACCAAGTACGAACATATTACATTCTTTACCGAGATCCACGCCATTAAATACTAATGAAGAACCCCCTTCATAAGGGTTCGAATAATTTTCATCGTATGCCATTATACGTAGGCCTCCCTTCTTACACGGTCGAAAATGACTTCTGCCACCTTGTCCGCAATATCTTTTGTATCCTGACCAGGATTAGCAACAACTGTAATATTATTTGTTACCTGACCGCCGCCACCGTTACCAACAGCGCGGTTAATCATTCTTTCAAGGCTATTCGCCCCAACTACAACTTCTGCGCCTCTTTCACCGGCACCAAGCAATTTCCCGTTCATTGCCCCAAAAATAGTAGGATTTGAAAGGATCATACCTTTATCCATTGCTTTAGCGTACCAATCTACGCCAACATGAGGTACAGATCCAGACTTTGCATTGAAATTACCGTACATATAGAAATGAGGTAATCTAATATATTGTCCCATATTGAACGAGACCCTATTAACTGCTGACTGGATAGAAGATACAGAACTTTTCACCGTTCTGATAGCAGATGAGAATGTATCTTGAACGCTAGTCGACATTGTCGAAATCTTTTTACTTACAGTATTAACAATTGAAGTCATACTCTTATCAATAGAAGCACTCATTGATGTAAAAGATTTCTCAAGTTGGCTTGCCATCGCTGTTGTTTGTTTCAATGTTGCGGTATTCATACCGCTTAAACCGGTATTTGTACTGTTACTCATAGAAGTAGTGCTTTTACCGATATTTGTTGCGAGTGTGTCATATTTTCCTGAAATATTGCTTGTAGTATCACCTACATCAGACTGTAATCCGCTAAGTGTATCTCCAATTTTTCCAGAATTGCTAGAAACAGTATTTAACATACTTGAGAAGTCGGAAGTAGTTGTGCTGTCCATATTACCGAAAGCCGTATCTACAGAGTTCTGCGTTGACGTTGCCATATCTTGAACTGCGCCAGTAGCAACATTTGTTTTTGAATCAATTGTGCTATAGATATTACTCCAACTTGTATTTGTCGTGCTTTCGATATTGCTAAATGACGTAGACACGGATTGTTGTGTCTTACTTGCCATATCGCTTACGCTTTCATTAATTTCGTCTGACTTGTCAGATACTTCTTCTGAAGTTCCGGTAAATTTTCCTTTAATCCAATCACATATATTTCCAATAGAGTCAAAAAGTGTATCTGCTAATGAAAGAATACCTTCACCAATAGAAGTAATAATTGTTTTACCAATTCCAATCCAATCGACAGACGCGAAAGCATCAATAATTGATGTAAAGATTTGTGGAAGTGAAGCAAGCAAAATTGGGATAGCTTGGATAAGTCCACTAGCTAACGCCACAATCACTTGAATACCGCCTTCAATAATAGTAGGTAAGTTATTCAAGATGGCCTGTCCTAAAGAAATAATGATCTGTAATCCAGACTGAATGATTAAAGGCAAGTTATTTACCAATCCATTAACGAGTGTAGTAATAATTGAAACAGCCATATTTACCATATCTGGCAAATGATTTGTAAGTTCGCCTAAGAACCCAGTAATCGCCTGTGTTGCTGTTGCAATCAAGGTAGGAATACTATTTACAATTCCCTGTGCAAGTCCCATTAAGATATTCATACCAGCAACTAAAAGCTGCGGGATATTCTGAATGAGAGTTGAAACAATTACAGCAATTGCTTGTACTGCAGCAGGTATTAATGTTGGTAACTGTTGCGCTAACCCATTCACAAGTGAAGCGATAATTTGTACACCACCAGCAACAACTGTAGGTGCATTCGCTGTAATAACACTTAAAAATGATTGAAGCACATGAGAACCTTCTTCAATAAGAGTAGGAATCTTTGACACAATACCATCTACTAAGCCTTGAATAATTGCAGGGCCTTTTTCAACAGCTGTTTGTGTAAACTGATCAATTTGTGCACCAAATTGTTCATATGCAACACCAAGACCTACTAACAACAACGCAACGATTGTAGCTGGTGCTATCGTTTTAAGAAGTGCACTCATTACAACTTGACTTGTACTCATAATCGTATTTAAGCCTTCAGTAACAACAGTTGCTGTTTGCGATAAAGCAGCACCAACATTTCCAATAATTCCGCCGCCAAATTGGCTAACTTTGGCACCTACATTTCCTAATGTTCCAGAAATACTTGAAGCAATCGCAGAAGCTTTACTTTTAATAGTATCTGAAAAAGCTGAAAACTTTGATGTAACAGCATCGATTCTGTCTGGGGTAGCTAAAGATTCAACCATGCCAGAAACTTTTGAACTCACATCACTTGTAAGTGATGAAAATTTTGAACTCACACCACTTGTAAATGTTGAAAATTGTGAACTTACGCCACTTGTGAATGTTGAAACTTGACCACTTACGCTAGAGAAAACACTTCCCCATTTTGAACCAAGCCCTGAGGCCGCATCTCCAACTCTACTGAACCCGTTACGCAAACTATCAAAGTTTGTTGCAACACTTTCAGCTGTTTTTGAAACACCACCAACGAGTGTACCCATTCCTTTTTCAACACTAGCAATAATTCCAACACCTTTTGAAAGCGCCAGGAATGCAGGGCCAATAGCAGCAGCAAATGCTACCATTTTTAATGTTGCTTCTTGAGTTCCTTTATCAAGATTATTGAATTTATCAACAATTTCGGTAATGTCTTCAATGAAAGGCTGTATATTATTTCCAACAATATCACCCAACGTATAAGATAATACGTCAAGTGAAGATTTTAATTTTTCAATAGCACCACCAGGACCACTCAACAAAGCATTAGCCATTTCTTCAGCGGATCCTGTGCAGTTGTCAAGTGCACTAGAATATTTATCAACTGTTTCAGGCGCTGCTTTAATTAAAGTCATCCACTTAGCCATTTGGTTTTTACCAAATAGAGTAGCGGCAGCTTGTAACTGTTCTTCCTGTGTTAATCCAGCGAATGCTGTATGTAACTGTTTTTGTACGCTTGTAAAACTTTTCATCGTACCGTCGGTATTGAAGATTTCAATACCTAATCGTTTCATAACGGCTGTGGCATCGTCAGCAGGAGAAGCAAGTCTTGCAAGACCTGTTTTTAATGCGGTAGCGCCTTCAGAACCAGAGATACCAGCATCACCAAAAACATCAGTAATAACAGCTAAATCTTTCATTGACCAGCCTACAGAATCCACGACAGGACCTGCGACAGTCATTGAGTCTAATAAATCTTGTACCGTAGTATTAGCCTGACCTTGTGCTTTTGCTAAGATATCTGCAGCATTTCCAGCTTCAAGACCTTGATCCGCGAATACTTTCATCGCGTTACCAAGTCCACCTGATACAACCGCAAGATCTGTAGCTGTACCGGCAGCAAGACTCATAGCAGGAGTAAGCATTTTAGAAGCATCAGCCGCATTAAAACCTTGTCGTGCAAAGTTCAATGCTGCATTAGCCGCATCATTCATACCAAAGACTGAATTTGACGCAGCCGACTTCATGGCTTTCTCAAGATCACCAGAGGCCCACGCCGTATCACCCATAGTTTTCTCTACGAGTCGCATTGTTTTATCTACTTCTGAAAAATTCTTTATAGAAGCAGTAGCAGCGGCAACAACCGGGACAGTGATCGATTTTGTAAGTGTACCACCTATTTTTCCAAGGGAAGCAGATAAGCTTTCCCATTTTTTACTTGTTGCTTCCAGTGAGGATTGTACAGAAGAAAGTGAAGACGCAAAGTCTTTTACGTCTGCTGAAATTTTGACTGATAAAGTATAATCTGCCATATTTTAGTCAACCCCTTTCTTTGCTTTTTTCCGCATCGGAATACCATTCGCTTTATAAATTTCTTCAATCCAACCAGTTTCTGCATCTTCAATGGCAGTGATTGTTTTAAGATCGTCTTGTGCCGTTTCAACTGTCTTTTGTCTATCAAAATGCTTTTTCCATAACTTAATAGGTAATGTGCCTTTTTTACGGTTAGCATTTACATATGCATTCAAGAAAGCATCTCTAGCAAAAGTGGAGTCGCGGACAAGTTTATCTTCCCAAGCCCTGTATATAAAAGAAATTTCGGTACGAGTAAGGTTTTCATATTCAGCCCTGCTTGTACCGAAATTCACAAAGAAGAATGCAAAATCCTGTAGGTCTCGATATTTGCTATCTTCCTCCCGTTCTAATGAAGAACGGGAATCAGTAGCATTATCCGTTTCGAAATATTGGAAACTTATTAAGCGTTGCGGAATAAAAAAGGGAGATCTTCAGAAATCTGATTTGTTACATCGGCGATAGCCTTGCTGTATCCCTCTGCCTCCATATATTCTTCTGCAAGTTTCATTGCATTCTGCATAGGAAGATATCCTACTGTATCTACTTCTTTTAAGCCGTATGTAATACAGCTTTCAAGAGTTTCAAGGGAAAGAACCCCGTTTGTTTTAACAATTTCAGAAAGCAAACTGCCTCCGATACGTTTTTCAATGAGTTTCACTCTCCCAATAGAGAACTTAAGTTCGTATTCTTTTTCGTTTAATGTAATAATCATATTCTTTTAATCTCCTTTACTTTTTATTATTCTGGAAGCTTGTCTGTTGTAATTGTATCAACGCTGAAATCTGTAAGCTTTCCAAGACCAGATAATGTGATTGAGTATGTCATAGCGCCGTCGTTTGCTGCTTCAATAGAGAAGTCAGTCACAACTGCTAAACCACCAAACATACCTTTTTTAGCCTTTTTGTTGTATACCTTGATACATACAGCATCACCACTTTCAAAAGCGGTTGAAAGCTGTTTCTGAGACTTGTCAGAAGTTACGTACACACCAGAAAGATCAATTGACCATTCTTTAGTACCTGCAAGATAAGATTTGTAACCACCTTCTGTGTCTTTTGTAGTTACTTCAAGAGTGTCTGCAGATCTCTTGATAGATAAATCTTGCTGACCTGCAACGGCTAAAATATTGGCACCTGTTGCATCCCAAATAGCAAGGATAATATCTTTACCAGCTGTAGCCTGTGCAGATGTAGCATCGAAGTCGCAGTATCCGCCGCCGTCGTATTCACCTGTAAAAATCTGTGAAACATATTTTTTGTTCATATTAATTACCTCCGTTAAATTTTTGTTTTGAAACCATAAGCAATCAAGAATTTAAAAACTACGATTGCGTGTTTTTCCCCAGTTTCTTCATCCTGGATTGTCTGTAATCCGTCGTCGGTCTGCATAATGAGGATAAATGGATCTGGGATAGTAATATCTTCTGTCATAGCTTCTTCTACAGCCTGTACTAATTTATAAATCGGTACAGATGAATGTGTTGAATCAGCTATAACATGAATCCAGACTTCGTGATTTTTCATAAACATAGTTTTGTTATCTACGTTTTCAACATTCACGACCTGTATATATGTGAAAGGAGAAACAGCATCTTTAGGAACCACGTCATAACATTTCATGTCAGTGTTCTTTTGAATGTTTGCTTGAACCGCTTTCACAAGTTCTGTAAGTGGGAATTGTTTAAGCATTGTTTTATTCCTTTCCAGCTATTTTTTTTATAGAATTAAGTACATCCTGTTTATAAATTGGCTTTTGTTTTTCCACGTTACTTTTTAAAAAGTGTTGTCCAGGGACAAACCCTCCGGACTTTGTTCTGTGCCCATACTCAACATGTGGGGCATATTCTTTTGTATAACCCATTGTGTCTTTTTCAAATCTGACAGAAGATTTTAATTCTCCATGTGGCCCATGCGGTCTAGTTAATTCAGTAGATACTGGGGAACCTCCACCGGCTGGAACTTGCCCGCCAGTATATCCCTTTTTAGCCCTCGAATACATTTCGCCTATAGACTTTGTAGCTACATCTTGAAATGTTGCTTTTGAAAGCCTACTTAATGCGGCAGCTAATTCGGCAGCACCAGTAATTTTTACACTCATACTTTATGTGACCTCGCATGAATTACAACCCAACGCGGCGATAATTCCAGGATCGTTTCGATTGAATACCTCACGCCGTCAATTAAAACCAAATCAACCCCGCGCAACAATTCGCGCGGAATCAACAAGGCATATTTTGAAGTGTTGCGTGTTACATCTGATCCATATAAAGAAATTTCTTCCGCTGTCCATGGAGAAAACCTAGCCGGGCACGTAGCTTTTACATCCCACCCATTGGGTGTAACGTTTCCTAATTCGTCCTCTGTCTCTTTTGGTGTTAACAATAGGCATTTCTTATACATCATAAAAAATGAATCCTTTTCGAACTTCCCACATCGTTCCCGTTGCGGTATGTTTCGAATTCCTTTTCATATTCTGAGAGAATGTCGTCAACGAAAGTATCTGAGAAAACCTTGGAAGCACTTTCTGACTTAATGCCCTCGTAGTAACGTCTGCGGTATGCTTTAACAGAAGCCTCCGCACATACACCATAAAATAAAGCAGGGAAACTTGTTTCGTTTGAAATACCCAAGCGGATACAGATACGATCAAGGACAGTCTGGGAGATTTCCCCCATAACTGCCTTGTCGCATAATTCGCCTGTCATACGGCACTCAATACGCTTTTCAATTTCAGAAATCATACATCATGCCTCCTTGTTCCGACTATTTGGCAGCAACAGCAATAGCAGCCTTTACAACACCAGTTGCATCTTCTGGATAGAAGACAACACCAGACATAACTAATGTGTCGATAGAAGCGTTATCGCCTTTTACGTAGTGAGTCATACCAACTAAGCCTGTTTCGTCAGAAGTAAGCCCGAATGTATCAGCAACATCACCATCTGCAGAAACATAAGCCCCGTTGATATTTTCTTTTGCTGTAGCAACAACTGTACCAGCTGTAACAGATGGATCGATAACAACTGTTCCAAGGCCTAAGAAGTCCTCAACGTACTTAAACCCGAAAGCGTTTTGTGTTGTAATCTGTGCAGTTGCTAAGTAATCAGCAACATCTGTAGTATTTACAAAGAAAATAGGTTCAACGTCCATATCTGCAAAGTGAGTAGATACAGCGCCCCATGCAGCAGCAAGTGCACCCTGTAAAGTAGCAACCTTCGCTGTGGCTTTTCCTGTACCAGTTGCAAGCATTCCATAGAAAGCTTTCTTAACATCTTTTTGCACGTCTTTTACAAGTAAGTCGTCAGTTTTATTTACTGCCTTGTCTTTACCTGATCTCTGAATTGCTTCAGCTGTAGTCTGTTTACGGTACTTTTTGAGAGTAATCTCAAAAGAATTTGCTAAAGTTCTATCGTACTTTGTAAGCCCGATTGTTTCACCTTCAGCGACCTGATCCGGTGTGTTCTTTTTTGTGTACTTGTACTGTTTTACAAGGCTACCTGTTGGCATTGGTGTAAGTTCTGTAACACCTAAGATAGTCTGTAATGATTCAACCCCAGCAACTAATCTCTCGTTGTGATCGATAGAGATAGCTGGTTCAATGTCTGTAGTTACGATTGTGCCCGCTTCTACAGTAAACAACTGTCTAAAATATTTATTCATAGTTTTTATACCTCCGTTATATGTTCTTGCGCTTGCGCGCAGCCTTCATGAAGTGAGAAAAGCTTAAGCGTTCTTCTCTTATGAAAGCCTATGAGTAGTCTGTAACATCACAATATATATGTCAGAAAACGTCTTCCGATAAAGAAAAATAACGCAATGTTTTTGAGGGCCCAAAAGCCCGGAAACAAAACATTATATATTTAATATGTGATGGTTACCGATTAATCGGTGACTGTCGCTGATTAATCGGCGACTCATACACTCATTGGGTGTTTCAGTCACTTATTAATCGGCGACTCAAAAATGCAATTACTGGAACAAATCAATGTGTTCTGCGATAGCTTTTTGACGTTCTGCGCGGTTCGTAATCTTTAAAATGTCCGCTTTTGTCAGTGTGCTTCCGCCTTTACCAGTAGAAGGGGCTTTTCCCTTTAAAGCTTCTTTAACGGCATCTTGTACCGCTTCTTTAAATGCCTTTGAGAATGCCTCAACTTTGGCTTTAGTGTTATCAGCGTCTTCTGCGATTAAGCTTGATACTACCTCGTCAGGTACGTTCACGCCGTCGTCGCGTAACATAGTTCTCGCTGTCTTTTCCATTTCAGCAATGCTATTTGCACGCTTTAATTCATCTAGTTCTTTCTGTAATGTGTCGCGTTCGTGTTCTGCTTTTTCCTGTGCGTTCATCCCAGCCAACTTTTCAGCCTCAGAAATCTTTTTTTCCTGTTCTTTCTGCCACTTCGCAAACTTTTTGTTGATAATCTCGTCTACGTCAGCGTCGGTATATTTCTTAGTGTCTTTGTTGTCTGGTTCCGCATTGCCACCTTTTCCGCCTTTGTCGTCGGCCCCTGGTTCTCCGCCTTTAGCGCCTTTGTCGTCGACCCCTGGGTCTCCGCCTTCTGCAAAAATTTGTCTTAAGTAATCTTTAAATTTCATAGTTCTGTCCTCCATAATTTATAGTCGTAATGCTTGACTGTGTATTTTTTCCATAGCTTTTAACGACTTCAATGCTGGGTCGCTTTTTAAGACTTCCGCCAGGAAATCAAAAAAAGGAAATATAAAAAGAGACTGAAAAGCCTCTTTAAATAACTTTTACATGTGCAGGATATCCGTCCTGTAATAGCCTCATACCCACCATAAAGGCCGATACAAGGAATAAACTCTTATCCCCTAGTTCTTCTAGGTCTAACTCATAAAAACCGCTAGAAATGGCAAATACGGGCTTCTCATGGGCAAGCTGTCCAATTGCTGCGGTTAATGTCTGCACCTGTGAAGTGACTGCCTCACATACAATATCTTTCCCGCGTTCCGCGTATCCAGCGTGTCCGCTAACCGTCAATTTTCCCGGTGTCTTTGTTACTGTTATCATTTGCTTTATCCTCCTTAAGAAATCCCTCGAATTCTTCAAAACCGAATTTCTGTGATCCGTCATAGCGTTTTACTTCTTTCCCGTCTTCTAAGAAAACGATCAACGGGATTCTAGCGACTTTATAAAGTCTAGCCAGTGCTGGTTCTCTCTGTGCGTCGATAAAATCAACCTGCCCAGGAAAAGCGGCGGCTAAGTCATCGAAAAAATATTCTTTCAAATGTTTACATGGTCCGCACCAACTGGCCATGAAATACAAAAGCTTTCTTTCTCTTTTTACTTTTCTTTTTGCCATCCTTTTTATTCCTCCGTAAAATTCTTAATGATTTCAGCGGCTTCTTCTCTTTGTTCCGCTGTGTATTCTCTGCTTGCGATTCTGTCGTTCAACCACTTGTCCCAATCAACGGCTGGTTCTGTGTGACATCTGCACCACGGGTGCATCGGCGGGTAATTTGTCCCCTCGCTTGCTTCTGATAGGTCGTATACATTGCCCTCCAGCGCGTCGCAATCACTACATACGCGTTCATCGCCTGCAGTACAATATCTGTATTGCTTAATGCCTACCTCTGCGAAAGCCTCACTGTTTGCACGGTTAAACATTCGCGTGCCCTCCGTATAAAGAAGTCTGTAAGCGCTTCTGCGTGATACGTTCTCGAAGCGGTCGCGTATCTGCTTGTTCAATTTGTCGTAGTTGTCGCCCCTAGCAATGCCTTTTGCGATATCGTTATTCAGATAATCAGCAAGCTTTTCTCTGTTCGCTTGAAGCCGTTTCCCAAAGTCCGTATCTTTGATTAACTTTTCCCCAACCAATTTAGCGGCCCTGCCGTCGAACTGATTAAAAGGAATCAGCCCCTGCACGCCTTCATAAGTTGAAATTGTGTAGGAGAGAAGATGTTGTCTGATTAACGCCTCTTCCTCTGACGAAAGCCCTAACTGCTGTGCCATAATTGAAAGCTGTAGCCCCTCTAAACGATTCAGCTTATAAATAGACTCACGGACAGGCTTTAGTGCTGCATGTTCCGGATGTAACCTAAAGAATTTGTCCATGTCCTCATAAAGCATAGTCGCTTCTTCTTTTGTGAGTCGCTTCATCATTTCGCGGTACTCTAACACGCCATCTTTGCCGTATGTCTGATAGTAATAAGCAATCTCTTTTTCTAATTTCTTTGATTCACTATCATAAAGACGAGAAAGCTTTTTCTTTAAAGCCTCCTCGCCTTTTTCTAAGTCTTTTTGTAACTCATTGAGTGTATCTGTGTATTTACTCATTCAGACCACCGCCCGTCCTGTCTGTCGGGTAATCGGTGCTGTAGCTTACCTTGTCGGCTTCTGCGTCAATCTTTTTGATCTCGTCCTTGACGTCGTCCACAATAGACAATGATTTAAGCTGTGTTTCCTTGCTTACCACTCCAGAAAGCTGTGCCGCAATCTGTGCTTCTTCTAACTGGTTAGCTGGGATGTTTTGTGTAAACTGATAATCAACGAATAACCAGTCGTCCGCTTTAGCTTCCGTTACTGGATTGCTACAGATTAATCTGTATCTGCGGTTCATAGCCCCGATGAATTTGTTCTGTTTCATCTTTGCAAGGTTGGACATTGCAAGAAGCTTATATTTTAGTGCAATACCACTAGAAGCCCCGAAGTTTTCGTCTGAAATGTTGGCAACCATTGCAATTTGGAAAATATCAGTTCTTAATCTATTAATAAGATTTTCCTGTGTTGTGTCGCCGTTTGGCTTGTCCATGAAATCAACAACAAGCTTTCCGTCCTCGATACCGTCGAAGTTAATAATACGATCATCCCTAATTGTCTGCAGGTCCTCACGTTCTAACTTAGCCCCTAAGATCTTCAAGTATGCGTCCGCGAAATAATCAACGTCGTTTGCCTTTTCACTAATTGCCTTGTTGTATGCATTAATCAATGATATAACCGGTTCAAATAATCCTGTGCGTTCCGCATTCTCTAAGAATTCTGTAGCTGGTACTCCATCGAAACCGTGCATTTTTTCGTACTCATCGAACTTAATACCGCCATCATTTTTAAAATAACGGACTGTTTCACTGTCGGAAATTGATCCTCGTTTAATGTTGTGGTTGTCTGTATAAAGCCTTACGAAATATCGAGGCTGTGGAATAATGCTTTCATTATAGATAATAAAGGCATTCATAGGAGAGAGTACTGTAGAAGCAACTTCTCCCATTTCGTCCACGTAATACATTTCATAGGCACTCCCGAAGATATCGCATGTCTTAGCGATTTCCGCGTTCTGGTCGTCCATAGAATTGTATCTGTCGTATCTTTGTAAAAATTCATTAATTCGTTCATCGCCCGATGTAACTTTAATCGGGATTCCGCAGAAGAATCCGTTCATTGTATCCACAATATACTTAGCGAAATTAGTTGCCAGGCGGTTGTCCGGCTTATACGCCTTTTTCTTAGCCTGGTGAAAGATTGCATAGTCTGTTTGGTATGCATCATCCAAATATTTATAATGCGACTGTACCAGCAATTCATGCTGGCGGATGTATTCCGCAAGTAGTGCTGGCGTCATAATTTCATCGTCGGCAATTCGGAAGATCTTATCTTCTGCCTTGATGATTTTTTTAAAATAGTTTTTTCTTTTCATCTTTATAATCCCTCCCGAATTCTATTTCTGTGTGTTGTTCCTTTTTCCATCTGTCTAATAAGCGACGCTGCACTGTCCGGGCAGTCGTCGTGTTCGGCGTTCTCTGTATAATCTAAGATCTGATTCATATAATCAGGATCTGTTTCTTCTAGCCAATAAATATGTTTCCACTCTCTACGAAGATAAGTGGAAATCTTTACATATTTGTTTTGTTTCTCCTGGTAAAGCTTTGGTAACATACCGCGTTTCTGTAACTCTTTAGCAAGATAGCCCTTGTCAGCGTTCTTTTCGTTCCATACAGTCCCGGCTTTAAAGCGTTCCTGTAATACCTGGATCTCTGCTAGGCAATCGTCAACATGCTTCTGCCACGTCTTGCCCAATGCGTAAATTGTTCCGTTTGGTTCCTTTTTCATGATTGTATATGCGGTCCAGTCGGCCCCACCATAACTGGCGTCTATGTGAGATACGCCTTCATAAAGGAGTGTTCCATCGTTGCAATAATTAGGCTTGCCAAACAATGCCTTATCACTTGCTATATGTTTCAATTCGTAGTTAGCAGCAAATAAAGACGGGTCCATGCTTTCGCGTAGATCCCTTAATTTTTCCGCCGTAATAAGCCCAGTAGAATAACAGTCATAGAATTTCTTATTCGGCATTAATTCGCTGATAGCGTCTTGTTTATGCCAAGGTGTGCACGTATTAAAAATACGTCCGCCCCTGTTTTTAATGTTCTGTAACTCTTGATACTGTAACTTTGTTCTGTTTCGTTCTGCCTGTGAAATTCTGTCTTGCACATTGACAATATCATCTGTGAATATATAGTCGCTGTGCTTACCTGTTAGTGATGTATGAATACCGAGGCATATAAGCTGCGGTGTTCCTTTTGTTCCGGTGTTTAAATTCGTGTCGATCTGATAGCTGTTAGATGTAACAACTAGATCCACGCCGTATATCTCTTTGGCTATGTAAGAAAAAAGATCACTACGCAAAATCTTATCTGTTTGCTTAGCAATCTCTACAACGTCTGTGTCCGTTTTTCTTATGAATATTGTTGTTTTGTTTGGCTTTAAGACAATGATCAACGCAAGCGCGAAAGATACGCAAGTTGTTTTGTATGACCCACGGTGGGCCAGAAGCGTTTCATCGTCTTCTTGCTGCCATACCATGTCCTTAATCCATTCATTGTGCAAGTCGGTTAAAAGGTTAAACCCCAATAAACGCGCATATTTAACGGGATTCTCTTTTAACGACTTAACGAGTTTATCGTTCATCGTTATCATCCCTCCCATTTAGTCTGTTTTATCTACTGTTAATCATCGCCTTTTAAAATAGCTTCTACTTTCATAGCTGTATCACTGATTGGGGTAGTAATACTAACATCCTGTTCACGTTTATCTCTCCAGTCGTCCTGTTTACGGTTTTTAAGCCAAAAAATCTGCGCTGTGGTATTTGGTGGATAGTACTTATCATCCGGTCCGATAAAACCAGTAGCGCTTTTAAATAAGGCATTTTCCACTTCACGGTCCGCTGTTTCCTTAGATTCTTTTAAGAGTTCCGCAAATTCTACATTTTCGTTTTTCCACTTGTAGAACGTGCTTTTCCCAATGCCCATATTTTTATAAATTTGTTTTTCGATTAGTCCATCACGGCACCAACCCTGAATTCGTAGTTTATTTTCAGGGGTAAGCCATTCTGATATATCAATTGCTTTTCTTCCAGCAGCCATAAAATTACCCCTTTCTTATGTTCTGTGTATCCTCGTTTTATTAAAAATAGGACGGCCAAAAAAATAAAAAACCTACACCGTGTAGGGAAAGGAGGAAAATGGAATTTAGCCGCCCTATAAATAAAAAAAGACATGGATTCTGTTCCTTGTCTTTTTTCACATTATCATTATACTACGTATAATATTGACTGTTTGGACGAGTTTAAAAAAATAACCCCGACTATATAAGCCGGGGTAGTAGTGGTTATTTTATAAATTCATACTCAAATAATATCGGTACGATTTCAGAATTATAATATTCCTTGCATAATGTTTTCATTGTTTGAAGTGCTGAGTATTTCGCCACCCTTTCTTATAAATACTTTCTTTTGGTGCAATAGTATGGGTACTCCCCGTTTTATTGCGTGTGAAAGACAGAAAAGGTACTCAATCTGAGTTCCTATATTCTGTCTTTTGATCTATATTTAGTTAGCTTTTGTTTTTCCACAGCCACTGCACTTGTAGCCTGTCAATTCCTGTTTTGTCGTAGCAGGTGAATCAACAACATATCTTGTTTCGTAGACTGCATCATGATGAACAGTCTTGTATCCCACAACTGTTTCACGCAATTCAGAATGCCACCCTGAATCTCCATTAGAATTATTTAATAAATATTCATTTGGATCGCCATTTATTTGTAACCCACTTTGATTACCTACACATATTTCCTTCATTTCTGTAACTGGAACCTGTTCATCATAGGCAGCCTGCACCAAAACCTGCTCATTGTGTCCTTTTTCAGGCACATTTACAGTCTTGTACTGCGCAACCCAGTTATGTGTATGTTCAGCTGGTTTTGAACTATTTGAGTTTGAACTATTGTTATTTGATGGTTTAGAAGAAGGTTTGGAACTGCTAGAGCTTGAATTGTTCTTGTTTGAACTTGAGTTCGAAGTTGAAGCTGTGTTATTCTTCTTTGATTCAGAAGTATTCGATTTGTTTGAAGAATCGGCTTTTGCTGTTTCTTCTTTCTTTTCTTCCTGTTTTACTTCCTGCTCCTCTTTCTTCTCATCCTCTGTTTTTGCAGAATCTTCACTTGGCGTTAAAGTGGCAGTACTGCCATCTTTTTTTGTTACGTCTAAATTGACCTTATCTTCTTTTAAAGAAACGTCCACCTTTTTAGTATCTTCTGTATCTACATCTTTGAATACGAATGTTTTATCTTCATCCTGTAACCCAATCTTTACATCTAACTTATCGTTTTCTTTTACATCATAGTATAATGTACGTTCTTCTTTGTTTTTTACAGCGTCTCCATCGTCCAATAAGTTATCGCTGAAACTTTCTTCTGTGCTTGATTTCGTTTCAAATACAGTGATTTTCTTTCCAGTACTGTTTGTGAACTTCAAGGATTTAGAATCCTTGGTTTTTTGACCAATTGTTTTTACTTCTTTTTTCTTGGCAACTTCTGTTGTCTTTGTGTCTTTTGTGTTTGAAGAATTTGAACATCCTGTCAACATTCCTCCAGATAATACCATACTAAGGGCTAATGCCCCTACTATTAAAATTTTGTTTGTTTTCATATTTCATTCCGCCTTTTTACTGTAAAATTATACCATTTTATCATAATTTCGTATACAATGCCGTGGCAAATAAAAAGTGCTGAACCGTCTACACGATTCAACACAATTATATATTTATGAAGTTACGCCTGCTTTTTCGAATAACGCCTGGATCTTTGGAAATTGTATTGCTAACCAGTCGATCAATTCTTCATTGCGCGCCCAGTCGCTAGAGTCATTCAACCCGCACTCATAGAGAAACGCATGGATTAGTTCGTGACGTTCAATCTCATGCAATTCTTTTTTGCTTGTTGTATCACTAGCAAGTGCTACAATTTTTTTTTCGTAAAACTCACAATAGCCACATAAGTTATTATCTATCATAAACTTGTCTTGTTCTTTTATTTCTTCTATTTTGTAGGTAGCCACTAATACATTTATTTTTCGATTCATATAGCCTCCATACGCCAAAGCGTGGGTAGGCTTTCATGAAGTAATCAATTCAGCCTGTACCCGTTACCTTGTCACTCAATGAGTGCTTTATTTTTCCCTACCGAAGTAGCGCATCACTCTTTTTCTAGCGTTGTAGTATGACTGATAGCCATACACAATTGCGCTTGTCTGTTGCCAACTTTTGTTAAGGATGTAATGGTGCCTGCAGATACTGCGAATTTCAACATCATCGACTGTAGAAAGCCAAGACTCAACTTCTGCTAGCAAATCTAACGCTTCCTCGTATTTTTTACTGTAAAGTTCTTTCAAGTTCAAGATCTTCTCTACAGCGCTTTCGGTGGGATTGCTTGCAATCATTGAGTGACCGCCGTCACTCATAAACTGCGGGCTTCTGTAAGTGTCGTATAGTGAGGTAATTTGCTGTGATAACGCCTTCATTTCGCTAGTCAAGCCCCTATATGCCTCTAATTTCTCAATACTCATAGTCGTATCCATTATGCTTTCCCCCCTTGTCTTCTAAGCCCTGCACGCACTAAGAAAACGTCCGTAAACTGTTTCGCTGTAATCTTTTGACTTGGGATATACCACTTTCGGTGCTTTGCGTAATAAAATTTGGTAACTATCGCTTCCGCACCATTTACATCTTTTGGGGCCTCTACGCTATGAGACACAACTATAACGACACCCAGACCGCCACAATCACTCACGCAATCTGCAATGCTGCAATATGTAATCTCCTCACCAACAGATAGCTTTGTGTCGCCGTGCTTATACTCGTACAGTAAAACTGCCTGCGGATAGTGCATCTCTTTATGACTTCTCTTTGAAAACTGTAACACAGCATCAATATCCATTGGGTGGAAATTTCCGTGTGGATCGTCTTCAAACTTTTTGTTATAGCAAATTCCATCATATGAAATGAACTGAGATTGTGCTTTACGGTTTCTAATACTCATTTTTTGTCCTCCTATAATTAATGAAGGATGAAATATATCTTAAACACTCATTAAGGAGTGTATTTTTTCTTTGTTACGATTTTTTTCTATTTGTTTAGTTATTAATAATTTCTATTTAACCTTAGTTCTACTTTGTTCCGGACTCTATACTTCGTCCTTTGATTTTGTATTGTTGTGTTTAAATCATGCTTGCTAATTCTGCTAACTGCGCGTCTGTTGGGACGTCGTCGTTAGAGAAACAGCTGAAATCTTTTAAATATGTTGCCTTATCCATGTCTCCGTAAATACGTTTACAGTTTTCGTCGTAGTGTACCTGGATTCCGGTGAAGTTTAAGCGACTGTATAAACGGTTCTTTGTGATTTTGATAAGTCTGTCATTAGGTGCTAATTCTTTGTCTTCTTTCTTTAAATCAGAATAAAAGAGAATCAAACTAGCGCTGTTTTTCGTCTTGCTACTGCCAGAGATTGTGTCGTTTAAGTTGTTTACTTCAAAACTGCCTTCCTTTCTGGTGTGCGCTACAAGAATCAAACATACATTTTCTTCTGCTGCGAATTCTGCAAGATATACAGAAATTTTGCTTTGTCTGTCTAACTCATTGATAGACGCTGGAAAAAGGTCATCCGCAATACTCATAAGGTTATCAATTACAAAAATGTTACAGCCTAGCTTTTCTTTAGCGTATTGCATGTCGCTTTTAAATCGTGCGAATTTGTCACCTACGTTACTGCCCATTCTGTAAGGAAAGATACGTCCTCTGAGTCTTTCTTTGATTAAGGCTGATACGCGACTAGGAACAAACGCACGCCCGAAGTGGTCGCTTGTTGTATGTTGCCCTGCCACTTGATAAGTGAGGGTGTTGAGTAAGAGGCTGTCTGACATTTCGCCTGAGTAAAGCATTACTCTGTTTTCCTTGTCTTCCATTGCATGGCATAAGATTTGTGAAACAAGGGTACTTTTACCGCTGCCTTCATGGGCGCCGATGATAGTCATACAACCGAAGGGGATACCACCGTTAAGTGTGTTATCTAACTCTTTAATGCCCACCTTGACTTTTTTAATGTCGTAAAGGTTTATTGTTTTTGCGTCCATCAAGTCGCTAAAACTTGTATTGATTTCTTCCATTTCCCTTTTTCTCCTTTTTTAATCGTAGTAGCTATCGGCTATTTCCTGTTCTTTAATTGTTAGTGTTGGTCTAACATCTTTTAAATAATGGTCTTTGTTAACAGCTACATTATCATCCAAACAACCAGCAGTAATCATTTTGTAATATACGTCTAGCTTTTTGACTGGCGCGTCTTCGTTTTTTAACGGTGCTGGTTTAACCGCTGGCTTTGTGTTCCTAGCCTCTTGTAAGTAATCTTGAAACTTTTCATTGAAAAGTGTTCTCGGTCTCAAATACGTTTTCATGTTGGTATTATCTAGCCACTGAGAGGTCTTTACATCGATTACAGCTTTACAATCGTCTACAGTAAAGCCTTCGTTAAGTCTAGCTTTGATGTGCTTATCTGTTGCAGGTGTTCCAGCTTTGTATCTTGTTCCAGCCTTTTCGTTGAGATAATCAACAATTGCTTTCACGTCCTTGTTATCTTCATTTTCTTCCACCTTTGCATTAGCTTCTGCTTTAGGTGCTTTTACTTGACCTTCTTCCGGAAGCATTGGGTAATAGGACCAGCCACGATCTGATAATGTATAGGAGTTCTTTCTATTAGATATTTTTTTCACTAGCAATCCATTATCTGTAAGCTTATTGATCGCCGTCTCAATTTGAGATTTTGTGAATTCAGGGAGAAATCGAATAATGCCTGTCTTACTAACGGTTAGCCACGCCACGCCGTCTGCATCCAACTTATTGTTTTCTACCAGTCTTTCAATATTCATATGCACATGGTTGAGGACAATAGCCGCCACTACGTCGTTTAGGTCAATCGCAAGTCCTACGTTATACGTGTGAAATCTTACTGTTCCGGCATGTGCGCCGGGTGTTGTTTTTTTTGATTGCTTACTCATTGTTAATATCTCCTTTATATAATTTAACGAAGTCGCCAAGTGGCAGGGCAACATACCAACCGCTTCTATTTCTTTTGAAAAACACTGCCGGGATATCGTCATTCCCGTCGGCTTCTGAATCTCTTTTACTTTGGTCCAATGCTTCCCAAATATTCAATCTCTGCACCGCTTTACATTCACAATGTACTCCAGGCACACCGATAACATCTGACGTACCGGCCTTGCCACAATACTGGGCGGTTCTTCTAGCTTCAAATCCAAATTCCTGTAACTTATGTGCAAGGTCTAACTCGGCGCGCTTTCCGCGCGCTTTGCTGGCCTTACCAATCTGTTTTTTTGTTCTTGTCGTCATAATTTGTTACCTCCTATTAGTTGAAGACGTTGCCAGCCTCAGCAAGAATGTTTAAATCCGCTTCCGTTAAGCCAAGGCTTTGTAAATCGATCTCTTCCCCTTCTGTTTTTTCTTGTGGTTGAATATCCGCCAAACTTTCTCTTTTTTCGTTATCAAACATTTCGCTTAACTTACCAATGTTTTTTTTGATATGCTTTGCTTGGTATACTTTTAAGTCTTCCAATTTACAAACTTTGTAGGCTTTAAGAATAAAATCCTCTGTTACACCGTGTTCTTTGATTGTGTCTTTGATGATATCGACCATCTGTTTTGTTACGGGTCTTTTGTCTTTTGCCTGTGCTGGTTGGGCAGCTGGCGCTGCTTTCTCAATAGGTTTATTAGCAGGTTGTGCCGGCTGTGATTGTTCTGTATCTATGGGCAGATCCTCGCCGCGGTAGATATACAAACCTAATCCAAAAATACTGAGATTTTTAACTAAACAACGCATGATAGTTTTATTGATATCGGTCATCGTCGCAGCCTGTACTGTGAATTTCTTATACTTAGTCTGAACTTCGTATGGTTCTGCTTTCATCGCATGATTGGTCCCGTCCATCACTGGCAACCACATTTCATGTGTCTGACCGCCAAGGGTAACCTTTGTAAAAACCATGTATCCAGTGAGTGGGTCATACCAGTAAGGTAAGCCTGTTTCAGGATTTTTCTCGATCTCATATTCAATGTCTGGGAAATTTTCCTTAGCCACTTGCCACGCAGAAGCCCAGCTTAAGTATGTCAATGTGCTTCCGCCCGTTTGCTTTTTTTCAACCATTCCGTTTACGTTGATTTGACTTAATGTTTTAAATGTATTGTTTTCCATAATTCGTTCTCCTTTTTTTATTTGTAATGTATATGTCAGAAAATCTCCGGGGGAGGCTGTTTTTTTACAGCCTACCAGAGTTTTCTATGTTGTCCTTTATTGCCGTCACGCTTAGCCGCATATGCTGCCGCTTCTTTCTGTCTTGCAAAGATAACGATGTTTTGAATGTTTTCAAAAGTCGTTCCACTTTCTACCGCATGAACAGCAACGTGTTTTTCCGTTGACGTATAATAGACCATTCTTTTTTTCATATCTCTTACGCCTCCCCTACAAGTGCTTCAAATTCTGCTTTTGTCTTACAGCTTTCAATCGCTTCAATACTTCTTTCAACCGCCATCGCTTCTGTGCGTTTGATTTCTTCGTCGCTGGCAAAGATCTGAGATAGATATTGATCCTCAATTCTGTCAATTTTTACGTCAGATTTTGCTAACTCTTTTAAAAATTCGTTTGCCATATTTTTGTCCTCCTTTATGGCTTTGAGAATACGAAAAAAACGTGACACGATAATCTGATTACAAGATTCTTGTCTTGTTGTTTCGATTATTCGTGCCACGCTTCAAATTCTAGATTAACTATTACGACGCCGGACCTACACCGCGCTTTGCGGTGCCAACGTCTACCCTTGATAAACGCACGCTACTTTGTTCCGTATTTCTAAATTGCTTTGTTTCGTTTTTTTAAATTTTGCTTTTTCGTATTTTTTATTCAATTGTTAAGATATGGGTTTTGCTTCATCCCCCTACCTTTATTACATTATCAGTATAACATTGCTTGTCCAAAATGTCAATGCATTTATATTACTTTTTTAAATTATTTTTCATATACAAGATATAAGTATTTGCTTTTAACACTCTTTGGGTGTATAATAGTCTTATAAAGAGGAGGTGCATAGGCATGACTAAAAATCTTATTGGCGATAACATCCGCCGTATATTAGCAGAAAATAAAAAAACTGGTAAAGCTGGAGTACCACACACGCAAGTAGATCTTGCCGCAGCGCTTGGGACTACCAAACAGCAAGTTGGTGCCTATGTGAACGGCCGCTATGTTATGAGTACGGCTACGCTTTTAAAAACAGCTGAAGCGCTAGGAGTAACACAATACGACCTTACGGGTACAGCTGAGGATCTTGAAATTGTAGATATCGGACGGTTTGTGAAATCGAAACCAGTACTTCGTAGAATCGTTGACATGATGAAAGACGATGTTGTAACGGAAGACCAGTTGCAAAAGGTCGTCGATGTGATTACTAGCCTCAAATAA